TGCCTTTACCGTCCAAGCCCCGACGAGCCCGGCCGTACCACGCCTGCCATTCCTCGCCTCTTCGTGCCCATCCCTGACCCGCCTAGCCTGTCCTTGCCTGCGATTTCTCGCCAGACCTAGCCGATCCCCGTCGTGCCCTGCCACGCCATTCCTGCGTTGCCCTGCCATGCCGGAACCATTCACGTCGCACCGTGCCGTGCCTGCGATACCAAGCCCCGATGAGCCAGGCCATGCCACGCCACTCCGCGCCTGCCATTCCTCGCCTTGCCCTGCGAAGCCGCACCCTGCGAAGCCGAGCCTTGCCTGCGTTGCCGAGCCTGCCATTCCAGATCTTTCCTGAACCTGCCATAACGCATCTCGCCGCGCCCTTCCATGCCTGCAATTCCATGCCGTGCCTGATGGTGGAATTAGTCAGCTTGTTGCAATGCGGCACTAGCCACTGAAAGAGCCTGTTCGACCTGTTTCAGCATCGCCCTGCGATCACGATCTCGTTTTGTATTGCCACCTTGGGCAACACGTTCAAGATCATTCAAAGCGGTTTGCGCCTGATTTAATCGTTGATATGCAGCCTTGAAAGCCAAGGCATACTCATCAATGTTGGCTATTGCCGTTTTTGTGTCTTGGTAATAACCAGCTTGATTGCCGGCTATTGGCTGAATGTGAACATAGGCAGAGCGAGGCTTTTGATCTAACTCAATGCGTTGCAAAGAGCGTGGAATTTGACGCAGCTCGTGCTTGCGCCATTTATCGCTGGCAACGGAATCGTCCCACGTACAAAGTGGATGGAGGGCAGATTCTTCGTCTTTTGCTGATTGCAACATGGCTTCGACAGTGATTCCACCGTCGCGTTCACGGATGCGCTCAAGCTCTTCACCGACGGCTTGTGGATCGGCTTTGTAACGAGCCGATGGAGTCCAAGAAAATTGAAAAGACATGCTCAAACAATGTTGAAAAGACCGTTGCCAATACCAGCGGATTGTTTGCTGTCTGGACGGCCTTCGCCGATTCCGACTTGCATTCCAACCCGTGCAATCAAATTGACGACATCGCTATCGGTCAAGATGCCTGCGTCGTATTTAATTCTCAGCGATGCAGCCCAAGGGTGGTAGGTCGGGCGAGGACGCAAATCAATAACACCAGTTGCATTCCGACAAGGACTAATTACACATTCAGGCTCACCTTTTGTAATGCGAACTAACGGCGTGAAATCATCAGCGTCAAAACCATCTGGCTCAACAAAAATTGCTAGTTTGGCCTTGGTCATCACAAAACCGGCAGCACGGCAAGCACTGATTGCTGCATTGCGGAAGCTGGCGGCGTGAATACCATCCCAACCCTCTTGGCTGATGTGTCGCGCACCGTTGTACAGATCTTCAAAATCTTTAGCCTCGCGGTTCTTCTTTGACTTAGCCGTAGAACCGGCCATCTGCGTAGCCATCATCATTTCCTTGGCCTTAGCCGAAAACTTGTTGATCACCAAAGGCGCGGTGCCTTCAATGTCGATCTGGATCAAACGAATGTCCGGCGGAGTGATGACGACCGGTGATTTTGCAATGGGTGCCATGAGATACTGGGACCAGCCTGTGACTGGACGTGAGGTGTCAGTTGTGGGTTAGGGCTCCCGGTGGTGGAACACCGTGTTGGGCCCGTGCTCTGGAGTGTACTCCTAGAGAGTCCTAGGAGCAACCACTTTTGTCAAATTGCCCTCCATAGCCGCTCCTTGTCTGCGTTGTCACGCTCTGACGCGGCCATCGGGTGAACGACGTAACGCGCTGCTAACGGGCTCTTGGGGTCATCAGCGCCCACGTTTGGGCAGAAGGTCATGTACAGGCCCTGATCGTCGTACTTGCCCATCGGGTGCCCGTAGCAGGCGTCCAGAGGTGGCGTGCGCGTCGTTGTAACCGTGTAGGACACGGCGCGGGTTTTGCTGTCAGCAACCTGCCAGATGTACTTGCCCCTGGCGTCAGGCGAATACAGTTTCATGTTGAGTCTCAGATGATTAACAAAGGACGCGGTTAGTCGTTCTCAATCCAGCAGCCCATATCGGCGCTCCACGTCCGCCCGGCAACCTGCGCCTTGTGCTCTTCGAGGTACACCTCGTACTTGCCATCACGAAGCCAGCGGAACAGGTCAGGAAGGCTGCCCACAAAATCGCCAGCGCCCTTGCGCCGTTTCTGTTCGGCTATGGCGTTGTTGACGGCACCTAGCAGGCGCTCCTCGCCCTCTTCCTTGACTACCTTCTTCCATTCGTCAAATGCCTTTGGTTTGGACTGCGCTGAGACTCGCTCGGGCGCTGACTGATAGGTTTTCCACAGGCAGGTAAACGCATCGCTGTACTCAACCTTTGCCGATTTTTTAGGCTTTTTACAGCCTATTTCTTTTTTTGTGTCGCATTCTTTGGGCAAGAGCGGAAGATCTAAACAGCCATCTGAACCAACAGCCGAAACAGCCTTCCCTTCGCTGGAAGGTTGCTGAGGCGTAGATCCTTGAACCTGCTTCGGTGTGGAGTTACCTAGAGGTGGTGTCCCCGCACCGACACGGTACGCGGGTAGCTTAGTCTCCCTGTCAACCCCTAGCTCCAGTAAAAAGGCGCAAAACATAGGTAGGGACAGGGTTTTGGGCTTGAACCTAAGCAGGTCTTCAGCCAAATCATCGGGAATTTGCAGTTCAAGGCGCATCGGAGGTTTTCGGGTTTGTCCGGGATTTCCCGGGAAACAACGGGTACACCTTAGCCATGAAAAACGGGCTGGCAAGCCCATAACACCTTCATTTCGGCAACGTTTTCCACAGGCTCGTTCGTCTCACCCGCGTCTCATCCTCGCCATTCTCTCGTTTTGGGTTTATCCTTTATTCATTCGTTTTTCTGCAACATTGGCGCGTTCAACCGCTGCCGAAGTCAACTTCCGTGTTGACACTATTTACGGTCTTTTGACCGAAGGACAATCGCGTGGTCAAATTGTTCAATTCGGATCGAAACAATGGAATATCACTCCGCGTCAAGTTGATGAATACATTCAACGCGCCAGAATTCGCCTAGAAGAAGATGCAGCCATGACCCGACCTTCATGGATTGCCGAAGCCCTTGGTCGTGCTCGCACCTACGAACAGTCCGCCTACAAGCGCGGTCAAACGCAGGTCGCACTCAATGCCATCCAGCTCCAAGCCAAACTGATCGGCCTTGAAATTTGAGCCTGCTCGCCAATGCCCCTGGTGGCTTCCTGCTTGAGCCGCCCATCCCGGCAGACCTTCAGGATCAAAAGGACTGGCTCCCCTTCGCTGAGCAGCTCTACCAAGGTCTGACCGGTCCGCAACGTCAGGTATGGGATGCGCCTGAGCGTTTCAAGCTGCTCTGCTCTGGCCGCCGCTTTGGCAAAACATACCTTTGTATCAGCCGCCTAGTCGCCTGGGCCATTGAGCACCCCGGCAGCCTCAACTGGTACGTAACGCAAACCTATAAATCGGCAAAACAAATTGCATGGCGCCAGCTTCGTGCCATGGTGCCGCCCGAAATGTTTGCCAGGAAAAACGAATCCGAGCTGTCCGTTGAATTAAGCAATGGCAGTGTGATCGCCCTAAAAGGCGCCGAATCAGCCGATGCCCTGCGTGGTGTTTCGCTCAGCAGCCTGATCGTTGACGAAGCCGCATACGTCAAGCAGGAAGCATGGGAGATGGTGCTGCGCCCGGCCCTGTCTGATCAAGGTGGCCCGGCATGGTTCATCACGACGCCCGCTGGCCTGAACTGGTTTCACGACCTATGGGAACAAGCGGGGGATCAGCCGGACTGGTCAACCTTTAGCTTCACCACGATTCAAGGCGGCAACGTTCCTGAGGATGAGGTTGAAGCTGCACGCCGCACGCTCGACGACCGCACCTTTCGCCAGGAATACCTCGCCAGCTTTGAAACCCTGTCGGGCCGTGTCTACCCCGATTTCAGCGACGACAACATTTCCGATACCGTCCGCGATACCGGCGGTCCGATCCTGTGGGGCACTGACTTCAACGTGAGCGTGCTGGCCGGTGTGCTCGGTAGCCGCGTGGGCGACACACTGCATATATGGGATGAGGTGTCCGTAACGCAGACCAATACCGATGAGGTGTGCGCCATGCTGCGTGAGCGGTTCAGGGATCGAAAGCTGATCGCCTACCCGGATCCCACCGGTAGCGCCCGTAAAACTTCGTCGGCTGGCCGCACTGATCACGAGATCATTCGCCAGTACGGGTTTGGCTGCATCAGTCCTAAGGCGCCCTGGGCTGTGAAGGACAAGATCAACGCCACCAATAGCCTGATCCGTAACGCCAACGGCCAGATCCGCCTGTTCGTTCACCCGCGCTGCAAGAACACGATCAAGGCGCTGCGTAACGTGACCTACAAGCAGGGCGCCGATGATTATGTGATCGACAAATCGGCTGGCATCGAGCACTGGACGGATGGCCTGGGGTATTTGGTCATGTCTGAGTACAACCCGCTGTACGCGAACGCCGGCAAGGGAACGGGCATCAGGCTGTATTGACAGATGGGCGGGGTATACCCCATAATTAGGAGACAGGGGGCGACCCCACCACACACAAGACCATGACTCAGCTCACAGTGGACGGCATTGCTTACGACATCCTCGATAGCCGCTCACTTGAAAACGATCACTCCTGCGCCAAGGTGTTTACCGCCAAACGCCCTCGTGGCCGTCGTACTTACAACATCTGGCAGCTTCTGGATGGTTCTTACAAAGTCTCCAAGTTTTGATCACCCGGCCCCTTCGGGGGCCTTTTCTTTTGCCGCTACCCTGAAGCCGCCGCACATACACAATGTCCGCTCCCGTCTGGCACGATCTCGAAGCCGCCTTTGATTCCGTCCAAGACGACGGCTCTTACGATTTCAGCCAAGCCGCATCCGCCATGCTCACCGCCATTCAGCAATGGCTATACGACAACGACTTTGATGAAGCCGGCGATGCCCTAGAAGATGAAATTGTTCGCGCTGATCAGGCCGAATAAACTTTGACCTGCCGGGTCGGTTCTTTCCGTAAGGTTGAACGCAGCGTGTGGCTGATCGGAGGCCCGGCCATTATTCACGATTAACCTAGAGCCATAGAATTTGTGCATGGCTAGGCGCAAAAGATGACGTACACCGGTTTCAGGCACTATGACCGGAATCTGGCGCGCAAGGCCACGCAGGTTCAAGATCCCAATGCTGCATGGCAGGCACAGGAAGCCCATTGGATCCTGATTGAAGATCTTCTGCATGGCACCTATGGAATGCGGCGTAAGCATCGTCGCTACCTGCCGCAGGAACCACGCGAGCAAGACGAAAGCTACGACAACCGCCTAGCTCGATCAGTTTGCCCGCCTTATTACCAGCGGCTAGAGCGGATGCTCGCGGGCATGTTGACCCGTAAGCCGGTGCGTCTCGATGATGTACCTGATGTAATTCGTGAACAGCTTTTCGATGTAGACCTTCAGGGCAATGACCTGAACATTTACATCTACGAACTGGCCCGCAAAATGGTGCGTTACGGCCACGTTGGTGTTTTGGTTGATTTCCCGACCCAAGACGACAGCGAAATTCAGAACATCACCGATATTTCACAACTCCGTCCTTATTGGTGTACTTACACGCCAAGAGACATACTTGGATGGCGGTCTGAAATCGTCAACGGAGCACAGCAGCTAACCCAGCTTCGATTGATGGAGCAGGTCACTATTGCTGATGGGGAATATGGCGAAAAGGAAATCCAACAGGTCAGAGTCCTGAAGCCAGGTTCTTACGCATTGTTTCGCCAAGACGATACGCGTGGCACCTTTGAGCAGGTAGCCGAAGGCACCACCAGTCTTGATTACATTCCCTTTTCCGTCGCCTACTCCAACCGTGTAGGGCTGCTTGAATCACGCCCGCCGCTTGAAGATATTGCCGAGCTGAACCTTAAGACGTATCAGATCCAGAGCGATCTGGACAACATGCTGCATATTTCGGCTGTGCCGATGCTGGCGTTCTTTGGCTTCCCTTCTAGCGCCGAGGAAGTTAGCGCCGGTCCAGGAGAAGCGATTGCATTTCCATCCGAAGGCCGTGCTGAATACATTGAACCCAGTGGCAACAGCTTCCGTTCGCAGTTTGATCGGCTCAAGCAGCTTGAGATGCAGATCAATGAACTTGGCCTGTCTGCCGTGCTCGGCCAGAAGCTAAGCGCTGAAACTGCTGAGGCAAAACGAATCGATCGCAGCCAAGGCGATTCCACAATGATGGTCATCGCTCAGCAGGTGCAAGACCTAATCGATAATTGCCTGCGGTATCACGCTGATTACCTTGGCCAAGCTCAATCTGGTAGCAGTTACGTCAACCGTGATTTCATCGGCGCGCGTCTTGAGCCGGCGGAAATTACTGCGCTGTTGCAGACCTATACCGCTGGTGTGATCAGCCAGAAGACGTTGCTTGATCAACTTGCTCAAGGTGAAGTACTTGGCGATGATTTCGACGTTGAGGAAGAACTAGAAGCCACGCAATCCGGTGGTCTGATCGAAATTGGCGGCCCTGAAAATCTTGGCTCCGAAGATGTGATGGGCGAAGAAACGCCAGACGGTCAAAGCCTTGACGATGAAATGCAATGACGCAATCAGGCGTTACACCTCGCCTGCTCAACGTTGAGCAATTCAAGCGGAAGATCGACCGCAGTAATCCTGTTGCCAACATTTACCGCAACGCCATTGATCTGAATCGCTTCAGTAATGCTGTCGCCAAACAGATCGTGCGTGATTACAACGCGATCATCCTTAGTGCTGTAGATGACCTTAAGCGCATTGATTTTGGCGAGACCACCGCAGGTGCAGGCATTGTCAGCCCATCATCTGTGCAGGCTCAGCGTCTTCGCGTCATTCTTGCTCAGCTGAAAGATTCGTTGGACAACTGGGCGGATCGCAGCACCACTTATGCGTCACGCGAACTGCAGGGATTGGCTGAATTGCAAACTGAATTTGTAACTGAGCAATTACGCCTAGCTGTTGCCGGTGGTGAAGTTGGTGGCCGCGGCATTGAACCGAGCGTTGTAGCTCAGCAGGCTGTTAACACAGTTGAGGTAGCGCCGAACTTTGCGGCCAGTGTGGCCAGCGTTGATCCGACCGATTTGAATTTCACCTTGCCTGGCACTGGTGGCTTCAATCTGACGGCAGCTCAAGGGTCAGCCATAACTTTGCCTAATGGTGAAGTCGTGCAGAAGGCGTTTCGCGGCCTAGCCGAATCTCAAGCTCAGCGCTTTAACGCAATTGTGCGCACTGGCATTCTTTCCGGCGAACCAACACCGCAGATTGCACGGCGCATGGTTGGAACCCTTGAGTTTGGGCAGCTTGCCAAGACAGCGCGACAGCAAGCATTGGCCGGTGGCGAACTAACTCGCGTGGCTGATCATCAGGTTTTGACTGTTGTTCGCACGAGCGTGCAGCAGGTGGCCAATGAAGCAAGCCAACAGGTCTACCGCTCCAATCAAGACGTAACGAAGAAATACCGTTACCTCGCCACATTGGATAGCCGCACCTCGGCGATCTGCCGCAGCCTTGACGGCAAAGAATTTAAGTATGGCGATGGGCCATTACCTCCGGTTCACTTCAACTGCCGTAGCACCACGATTCCCATTGTTGATTACCGCGCCCTTGGCCTGCGACCACCAGAGGAAATAATCGGCCCAGCAAGGCGTGCATCAGAAGGTGGTCAGGTTTCAGCGGACACAAATTATGGCCAATGGCTGCAGCGTCAATCAAAGGAATATCAAGCCGAAGTGCTTGGTAAATCACGTCTGCCGTACTTTGAAAAGCTCAGCAAAGAATTAGGTCCACAGCAAGCCTTGGCCCGCTTTGTACGTGAAGACGGCAGCGAAGTTAGCCTGAAACAGTTGCAGCAAAGGTATGGAAAACCCGAGCCTTAAACATTTCAAGGACGGTTACGTTTCCAGTGATCTTGTAGAAGCCTTAGTTGGCGAAACGTGGATCAATGCCATCTACACCAATGAAGGCTGGTTTACTTTTGATCTAGCCACTAAATTGGTTGCAGTTACCGAATGGCGTCATGGCAAAGAAGCCGACCAAGGCCGAAAAGAAAATCGGGAAGGTAATGTCTGAATACAAGGCAGGAACTCTGCAATCCGGCAAGCCCGGCCCTGGCAAGGGTCCAAAGGTAACCAGCCGCAAGCAGGCAATCGCCATCGCACTGAGCGAAGCCGGCAAAACCCGTAAGCCCAAAGGTAAAAAGTGATGGCACCAAAGAAACCGGGCCTTTACGCCAACATCAACGCCAAACGCAAGCGGATGGAGGAAGGCTCCAAGGAACGCAAAGCGCGTCGCGGCGAAGCTGACTACCCTGAAGCTGGCGCCTTCAAGGCTGCTGCTAAAACCGCCAAAAAACGGAAGCCCAAAAAATGAAGGGCAAAATCTGGGAGGGAAGCTGCACCTATCTCAAGTGTTCTGATGGCTTGGTTGAGGGCCGCTTCCTTTTCCCAGTGCCTAATACCCCGGAGAGTCTCGGTGCGTTGATGGGTCGCCTAGCCGAGGGCGTCGAAGTCATCACCTGCATCGAAAATGATGATGAGGACGATGAGGATGATTGAGTATCGCGGCGAGAAATTTGAGGGCTACAACAAGCCCAAGCGCACGCCAAATCATCCAACCAAATCTCACGTCGTCTTGGCCAAGGAAGGCGACAAGGTAAAGCTGATCAGGTTCGGTCAGCAGGGCGTATCAGGCTCACCACCACGAAAATCAGAATCGGCAGCAGACAAAACACGAAGGGCATCATTTAAAGCTCGCCAAGCTGAGAACATCGCCAAGGGCAAGATGTCTGCGGCTTACTGGGCTGACAAGGAAAAGTGGTGACCTACTGACCTTCTGCCTTATGGATTCGGTCTTTTAACTCGGCCACATACTTACGCAGCGCGTTGGCATTGTCCGCGTGCCACCGATCATGCGTCTTCAAATACTCCCGTGTGTGCAGGTCAATCGCTTTCAACATCTGATGGATGATTGGGTTCCACGGCTCACGGATTGGTGTATCCCATTCGCGCCGGGACATGACGTGCAAAAAGCATCTTTTACTTATACAGTTTGCTGGTAAACCCTACGGGTCACAATGTCCGACGAACAACTGCAGGAAGCTACGCAGACTGCAAATGGTGATGAGCTGGAAAAGCTCAAGCGCAGCATCGAAGGTTTGGAGCGCAAAAACTTTGAGCTGATTGGCAAACTCAAAGATCAAAAGGAAAAGGCACCTGCATTGCCTGATGGCATTGACGTTCAGGAGCTTCTGGATTTCAAGCGGCGCAAGGAACAGGAAGAGCTGGAATCGAAGGGCAAATACGATGAGGCCCTGAAGCAATACGCTCAACAATTTCAAGAGCGCGAGGAAGGATACAAACGCCGCATTTCTGAGCTTGAGTCAAAGCTCACTGTTAATCAGCTTGATAACCGCGTTGTTGCGATCCTTGCCGAACAGGGTGCGCACAATCCACACGATGCTCTGCGCTTGGTTCGTGATCAGCTCAAGCTGGATGAAAGCGGAAACCCCGTAGCCGTTGACGGTTACAACGAGATTCCAATGGATCAGTGGGTGGAACGCCTCAAGAATGAGCGTGGCTACCTATTCAAGGCTCCGACCATCAAAGGTTCAGGCGCACCGGTTGGCGTTCGTGCCACATCAAACGAAGTACCGGCAGGCACCAAGAATCCGTTTGTGCGTGAACATTTCAACCTGACCGAGCAATCGCGGCTGTACCGGACTGACCGTGATTTGTACGAACGCTTGAAAGCTTCCGCGAACAATGCTTAATATGTAACCGTTAGCGCTTAAAGGTTACGCCTAAGGCGCATTGGGTTACGCCCGCACCGTAAATCAATTTAGGAGTTTTCACCGTGGCGACTCTTCGCTCCGACGTGATCATTCCCGAAATCTTTACGCCTTATCTGATTGAGCAAACCACCCAGCGGAATGCATTTCTCGCTAGCGGCGTAGCTCAACCTCTGGCTGCACTCAATGCAACCGAAGGCGGAGATTTCGTGAATGTTCCCTTCTGGAAAGCCAATCTCACTGGCGACCTGGAGGTAATGTCTGATTCCACCAGCTTGACCCCCGGCAAGATTGTTGCCGATAAGCAAGTTGGCGTGATCCTGCACCGTGCGCGTGCTTGGGAATCCCGTGATCTCGCAGCTCTTGCTGCAGGTTCGGACCCCATGGCCGCTATCGGCGCCAAAGTTGGCGAGTATCTTGCCAACCAACAGCAGGTCGATCTTTACAAGTGCCTTGAAGGTGTTTTCGGCTCCCTGACCGGTGGCGATTCTCCTGCTTTCGCTGATCTGCGTTTTGATACCAGCGGCGCTACTGCACTTGGCCCCCGTCAGGTGTCTAAGGCCCGCGCCATCCTTGGCGATCAAGGCGAGAAACTGAGTGCCGTGGCCCTCCACAGCGCTTGCTACTACGACTTGGTTGAGCGCAAAGCAGTCGATTACGTTCTGGCTTCGGATCTGGGTATTACCCCGGATACCTCCATGCCTGACGCATTCGGTGGCTCTGTTGCTTCTGCCTACACTGCCGATTACCGCGTTCCCACGTATATGGGATGCCGGATTATTGTCAGTGACGACATCACCAATTCGGCTGGTGTTTACGCTGCCTACTTCTTCACCAATGGCGCTATTGCCACCGGTGAGCAAGCTGCGATGCGCACTGAAGTTGACCGCGACATCCTCGCCAAGAGTGATGCAATGTCGGTTGACATGCACTACATCCACCACCCTGTTGGTGCTAAGTGGAACGTGACCACCACGAACCCCACCCGCGCTCAACTGGCCACCGTGGGCAACTGGAGCAAGGTGTACGAAACCAAGAACATTGGAATCGTGCGTGCTTCGATCACGTCCAATTACGACTGATAGGAGTAACGAGTCATGCCATCCTCCATTTTTGAGTTGACTTCTGATCTTGCTGTTCTGAACATCAAGGCTTCCCAGAAGACTGTTACCGCTGCTGGTAACGAAGCAACAACCCTCACCGCTGCTCAGTGTGTTGAAGGCGTTGTGACCATGACCCCTTCCACGGGTCGTGCTGTGACCACCCCTACGGGCGCTGACCTTAAAACCTACTTCGGTGGGCAACTTGAGATCGGTACCAGCTTTGAAGTGACCGTTGTGAACGCGGCTGCTGCTACTCACGCAATCACCTTCACTGCTGCTGCCTCTGGCATCACCTTGGGTGGCGCTGCTGCTATGGCAACTATTGCTGCTGCCACTAGCGGAACCTACGTTTTTGTTTGTACTGCAGTGGGCACCCCTGCCTTCACTGTCTACCGCAAGAACGGCTAATGGGCATGATCGCCTTTCGGCGACTGCGTGAACGGGAGGCTCTGGCTACGGCTGGGGCCTCTTTTTCTAATGCAGAGCCCACACCTAAACTTGAAACAGAAGAACCGGCGCCTAAAAAACGTCGCACTGTAAAGCCCAAGGCGGAGGCCACCGATGCCAATCACGATTAACGCCACGGTTGGTTCAGCCTCGGCAAACTCCTATCTGACGCTGGCTGATGCGCAGGCCATTGTTGATGGCTTCGTGGAAGATGAGGACGTGGTGGCATGGGCATCTGCTACGACTGATCAAAAGAACCGCGCCCTTTACAGCGCAACCGAGCGCTTGGATCGCGAACGCTTTCTGGGTGCTCGTTCAACCGATACGCAGGCTTTGCAATGGCCCCGTACCGGCGTTCGCAAGCCTGATACGTACATCAATACCTACGCCGTTGGCTTTCCGTTTCGGATCACAACCGACTATTTCACCGATACTGAAATCCCAGATCAGGTCAAAAAGGCACAGGTTGTGCTTGCCGTTTACCTGAACAACAACAAAGACGGCCTGAGCCTGAGCGGCATTGAGGATTATCGATCTGTTCAGATCGGTACGTTGCGCGTTGAATCTGCAGGCGCGAGCAGTATGGCCACGGGCGCTGATCGTGTGCCGCCGATTTTTGAACGGTATCTGACTGGGCTTAGAATCAGTGGACCGGGTAACTTTGCAATCAAACGGAGTTGACGATGGCCGATAACGACTCCTACAACATTGGCTTTGAGTACATCAGCGACACTGCCGCCCACACTGGCCGCTTTTACAAGCTGTATGCAGTAGCCGATGCCGTGATCAGCACCGCAACAGTCCAGAACGCCAGCGGCAATACCTTTAGTTCTGTGCCCTTGGGCGCCGGTGATTCGATTGAAGGTGTTTTCACAAGCGTGACACTGGCTTCCGGCAAAATCGTCGCCTACAAGATCTGATCATGGCCAGCAACTACGAAATCGATCCCAGCTACAGCATTGGTGCTGATTTTGTAAACACGACCACGCCTAAAACGGGTCGCTGGAATCGGATTGTTATCGCCAAAAACAACACGTCATTCGCGGCCATTACGCCGCAGAACTACACGGGCAACACATTGATTGGCGAATCGTTCCCTGCCGGCTTTGAGTTGCAAGGCGTGTTTACTGCGTTTACCCTTGCATCATCTGGCGCCGTCATCGCTTACAAGATCTAGTCATGGCAAAATCCAAAGGCGGCGCATCAGTAATTGACTACTCGATTGGCGCGGAAGTCATTACAGACACTGCAGTACATACTGGAAAATTTGGCCATATTGATTTTTACGAAAACAGCACGGTTGATTCGATCATTTCGACCAATGTGATCGACAATAATTTTTCAGGTGCGACCATTGACGCGGGCGCTCATCTGACTGGTTATTTCACCAGTATCAAGCTTCAAAATGGCGCCTGTCTCGCCTACAAACTCTGATGGCACTTGCTACTTCACTTCGCAAAACGGCCAGCAAGCTAATGCTGCGCTTTGGCGGGCAGGTGACTATTCGGCGGATTACGACTGGCGCCTATAACCCGACCACTGGCGTTGCTACACCCACTGCGTCTGAATCGGTGATACGTGGCTTACTGGAGGATGTGACCGAACGGGAGATCAACGACCTGATCAAAAGCACTGATAAAAAGCTGACCATCGCTGCTGCTGACCTTGCCTACGAACCGGCCGTTTCGGATCAGGTGACCGTATCAAGCCGGATCATGCAGGTGGTTGAGGTGCGGAAGATTGAGCAGGACAATACGCCTATTGTGTTTGAAATGTTTTTGAGGGAGTGATATGGCTGGCCAAATAAGGATCGGTGATATTGGTAAATACGCTGAAGGGCAATACAACAAGCTGGTTACCGCTGCTGTTTTGACCGCAGATCAACGACTCAAGCTTGCAAGCCCTGTTGATACCGGGCGTTTTCGCGCTAGCTGGGCAATCGGTCAAAATGCCGCACCGTTTGAGGGTGAGCCCAAAGGGCAGTATCCAAGCAATCAGCCACCAAATGCAGTTAACTACAGCCTTGGCAACGAGCAGGTTGGCAACGTTTACAGCATTCACAACAACCTGATTTACGCTGAACCATTGGCCCGTGGCCGCAGCAAGCAAGCACCTGATGGCTGGGTTGATTCAATCGCCAAAGACATTCAAACTTATGTCAATGTCGAAGCGGACCGCATTGGTCGTTCATCGTGAGCCTTAACACCGTCCGCGCCTACATCGAAAACCGTATTGCGACGGAGTTTGCCGCTTCGCCAGCGCTGCAGGTCTCCTATCAAAACGTACCCTTCACGCCACCTAACAACGCGAGCTGGGTACAAACGAGCATCATCTGGGGCGATTCTGCTTACATGACGATGCTTACCACGTCTACGCGTGGCACTGGCGCTGGCTTTGATCGGCGCAATGGAACACTGGTATTCAATATCTTTACGCCGCGTGGTGGTGGCCCCGGAGCTGGTCTGACAATCTCTCAGCGTTGCATCACCCTGTTTTCACGTTTGCAGCTAGAAAATATAAAGTTTGACGCCGCAAATGGTCCGCGAGTCATTGAGCCCTCGTCGCCGGAAGGGTTTTCGCAGATGCAAGTGGTAATAACTTTTGAGGCTTACGAGCAAAGCTAGAATCATTTCAGCCAATACCGTTCACAAAAATGGCTGTTACTGTTTTGTCCGGTACGTCCGGCGCCCTTTACTACAAGCCCGCTGGAACCACCGGTACATTCGGTGAGTCTGGTGTGAATACAACTACTGAAACCATCACGGTTGAGCCTTACCTGAATTTCAAGGTTGGCGATCCCGTTAAATTCCGTCTGGTCAATAGCCAAACCGGTGGATCTGGTACAGGTACTCTGCCTGCCCCGTTGAGCGATGCAACCACCTATTACGTGATTGCCTACACCGCTGCTACTGGCGCTCTGCAGGTTTCTACCAGCGCTGGTGGAGCCGCCGTAGGCCTATCCGATGATGGCACTGCTGCTACACCTAATGAATTTGAGGTGTACTACGCAGATTTTGCCGCTGTTGGCCAAGTGCAGAGCTGGTCGTTTGAAATCAGCCGAGCTGAAATCGACGTAACCACAATTGGTCAAACCGCTGGCCAGTATGCACCCTTCCGTGCCTACATCCCTGGCTTTGCTGATGGCACCGGCACCGCCACCATCTACGTGACCAACGAAGACAGCGCGCTGTCCAACCGTATGGTTGAAGATGTGGTGCAGCGTCAGCAGGTTGGCTGTGGATTCAAGCTCTACAGCGACAAGCAGAGCACTGAGGCCCTAAGCCGCAGCATCTCCCTTGATGCCGTGATCATTAGCGCCAGCCGCAACATCAATCCCGATGATGCCCAACAGGTTGAGATCACCTTCCGTCCCACCGCAACTCCTACCTTCGATTTCAGCACTACCGCTTGATACGATCGCTTAGTTGCGTTGATCGGGCCTCTGGGTTGCACCGGAGGCTTTTTTATGCCTAAAGTGATAACAACGATCTATTTTTTATGCCCGCGCCTGCATCGTCAGCTCTTGCCCGCCTGAAAAAAGCAGCCAATCTGACGCCAATCAAGCGTGTGGTTACTTTGGCTAACGGCGAGGTGTTTGAGTTTTACGCTGCACCGTTAACCATGTCTGAGCGTGAGCGTGCGCAGAAGATGCCAGGAGGCGATGACCCGAACGGATTTGCTCTGAACCTTCTGGTGACTAAAGCAGTTGATGATGCAGGGCAGCGCCTGTTTCAGACGGGTGAGATTGCGGAACTGAAGAACGAGGTGATGGATGCCGACCTGCAGGCGCTGATGCTGGCCATCATTACCAACCCCGAGGAAGGTCAAGAGCTGGACATGAAAAGCCGTAAAGGATGAGCTGAAGAAAGACAACCTACTGTTGCTGCAGTTTGGCGTTGCCAAGGAATTGGGATATACGTTGGCGCGTTTAAACCAAGAGGTGACACTAGAAGAGCTGATGATGTGGTCGGCGTATTTTGACCTACAAAATGAAGAGCAAGAACGTCAGATGAAGCGTCGCCGGTAGACTTGCTTGTAAGAACAGGGTCAAGCCGTGTCTGTCGTAGCTAACGTTGCCATCAATGTTGATAGCCGTGATGCGACGCAGAAGCTTCGCGAGGTTCAGTCACAGGCTACAGCGACACAGCGCTCCGCCGAAGCGCTCAATAAATCAAATGAAGCTTTAGCAGCGTCGTTTACAAAGACTGGAAGGCAGATCCAAACTGCAACTAACGGCCTTCGCTTTTTTATTGATGCAACAGGTCGCGCCAGAAAAGAAAACGGCCAATTTGTTAGTACAGCGGAAGCCGCAGCAGCTGGCCTAAGAAAACAGGAACAAGCAGCAGACAGTCTTGGTGGCTCAATTAAGAGATTGGCAGCTGGATTTATTGCTGCTCAAGCTGTCAAATTTGTCTTTTCCCAGGCCGCAGAAGTTGAGACGCAGGCGAGAAGCCTTCAGGTATTAACAGGCAGTGCTGAAAAGGCTGGCGAGATAATCAGAGAGCTTCAGCAACTTGGTGCAGTCACGCCGTTTACCAGTAGTGAGCTTATTGATGCCGCTAAGCGGTTGCAAGCTTTTGGCGTTGAAACAAATAAGGTTGTTGACACTACCCGCCGGCTTGCTGATGTAAGCGGTGCCACTGGAGCAGAACTACAAGGTCTTGTTACTGCTTACGGTCAGGTTCAGGCAAAGGGCCGGCTACAAGGTGAGGAGCTGCTGCAGTTCCAAGAGCGTGGTGTTGCCCTGCAGAAAGTACTAAAAGAAGAGTACAAACTTAGCGGCGAAGAATTTCAAAAAGCACTGGAAGACGGGCGCATTAGTGCCGAAGCTGTTGAAGCAGCGATCATCAAGCTCACTGATGCCGGTGGTAAATATGCCAACGGTGCAATTGCGCAGAGCGACACATTAAACGGCAAGCTCAGCACGCTGCAAGATTCGTTTCAGCGATTAGCTCAGAACATTGGCAAGTTCTTTGAGCCTGTTTTCAAGTTTCTGATTGATGGTGTTAACGCATTTCTTGAGCGGTTAAATAATGCATCGCGGCTCGGGGCAGAGGCTCGGGCTTTTCAGCAAGCAAACGAGCGGACACGCACGAGGTTTGGGGCCCTGCGCTCTGCTAATCCATTCGATCAAGAGGTTCAAGATTATAGAAATCGTCTGCGCAAATCGCTTGTCGCTTCTGAATTGGGAGCTGGGGCAGGTGTTTCTGCACCAAGGTTGAGCGCAGGTGGTCCGTTGCCCCCGTTGCTTGGTGGCACTGGTGGAGCAGGTAAAAAAGCAGGTAAAACCGATGCGGAGCGTGAAGCGGAACGCGCTGCGGAAGCCGAACGACGCTTGCAGGAACGTTTGCGTGGTCTGCAGATTGAGTCACAACTAACCCAGAAGCTTTTAAGCAACAAGCTCTTGATCGCTGATGTCGAAAACCTAGGCAACAAAGAGGCAGCGATTGGATTGAAAGCAGAATCGCAAACCCTGCAAATTGTTGCCGACCTGCAAAAGTCTTTGATTGGTGTCACCGATGAGCGGGAGCGTTTGGCGATTGTCACCAAGACTGCGGCAGAGTTGGATAATCTGAATGTTGAAACATTGATTGAGCTAGAGCGCAATCGCCTCGCTGTAATCAAAGAGCAAAACACTGAATTCTTCAAGCGAGCTGGCCTCAGCGTTCAAGACAATCTGCGTGGTGGCGCTGGCGCTTTTGATCTTGGCTTACCGGATCTGAGGGTGAGCGAAGGTGAGACCAAAATCAATGACCTTAAGCAACAACTGCAGGAGCTTTCGGATCCAATCAACGTGGCGCTTAATGGAGCGACTGCCATTGGTGATGCCTTCAGCACAGCATTCACTGATGTGATCACCGGCGCCAAGTCTGCCCAGCAAGCGTTGTCCGAAGTCTTCAAAAAGATTGCCGATGCCTTCATTGAAACGGCCACTCAGATCATTGCCAAGCAGATTGCCCTGATCACCTTCCAAACCATCTTGAACGCCTTGGGTGGTGGCGGCGGATTCTCGTTTGGTGGTGCAACTGAAGGGCTTGGCGCAAAAGCATTTAGCTCTACAAGTTCTGTTTTTGGTGAAGGTGCGTTCACTACCGCTCGGTTGTTTGCCGAAGGCGGCTTTGTTACTGGCCCCACCAATGCAATCATCGGCGAAGGCGGCGAATCGGAATACGTCATCCCCGCCAGCAAGATGAACGCGGCCATGGCCCGTTATTCAAAAGGCGTCCGTGGCGAGGCAGTTGTTGGCGGCGAAGGTGGTTCCGCTCAAGCCGCTGCAGTCAGCGCCGGCCCGATGGAACCCATCGATGTTCGCTACAGCGTGGAGCGCATCAACAACGTCGATTACGTCACCACCGATCAGTTCCAGCGTGGACTGGCGCAAGCGGCGCAGCAAGGTGCTGTGCAAGGCGAACGCCGCGCTCTGCGTACGCTTAGTAATAGCCCAGCCAATCGCCGTCGCATCGGTCTCTGATGGAATTTGCCTACGGCCACCTATTAGACGTTGGCCCTTCTGGGCAGGCCGCCCGCTTCCGCTTCCAGAACTACGCCATCGCCCAAAACGTGAGCGGCTACATGTTCCTAGGCTTCGGCTTCGGTGGAGCAGTCGCAACGTTGCAGGGCGACAACCTAGACGCGACGCTGCAGCTACCTAATACAGAGATGACCCGCGCCTGGGCAACGCAAGCCTTGGAAAACCTCTGGGTCGCCAAGGTCACCACGATTTTGTGGGAGCCCAGCACCGGCGCTGTCCAGCGGAATTTGTACCAGTATTTTGGAAGCTGCGCCAGCGGTGGCTGGGACGAAACGACCCTGCAGATCAGTCTGAACTCTGTGCTGGATTCAGTGCAGGCAAACGTACCGGCCCGCCGTTTATCCCGCAGCTTGGTGGGCAACATTCCATTTACAGCGCAGATTCGTGTGTAACCACCTGATCGGCAGGCCCTACGAATACGGCGGCAACGACTGCATCCGGCTGGTGATCGACGCCCTGAACGACATGGGCATGAACCCGCCGCCGTTCAATCCCGGCTGGTACGAAATGACGCCCCGGCAGGTGCTTCAAGACCTGCGAAGGTTTTGCACTGTGATTGACGAGCCCATCTACGATGGGGACATTGCAATCTTGACAGCGGCTCCGCTGGCTTTTGGGGTGACATGGCAGACGGGAATTCTGTACATCAACAACCTGACCAAAAGCGTGGACTGGAAACCGGCGTCCGTCCTTTCGATCCGCCGCTGTTACCGTTTGAAATCGCGTTAATCGAGACGCTCGGCTGCACAGAAGAGGAATACCGCAAATTCATACGCCACG